TAATTATCTAAAATAGACTTTAATGCTCTATGTCTTTCTGTGCTTAAACACTTTGAACATTCTGCATTTGGACACGACCAATTACGCCATTCAGGTTGCTGAAAATTTGTGCTACCACAATAATTACATTTTTTTGACATTAGAAAAATGTTCTTTTAGTATCTGAGAACCACCTACTCTAACATTGATAATTCCGTTGTAGTAATCGTCTGTAAGTAGCACTTCTCGTTCAAACTGTTCTTGTGCTTCGAGATAACTGGCCACCCCTCGGGAAGGACAATAGTGTAAAATTTCCCTGGTGAAATTTTCTGCGCCTAATGTTTCTAAGTCTTCTTTGAGATTGTCGGAACTTCCCCAATAATCTCTCCAATCGCTTTCTACTTTAGAACGCCTCTTGTTTTTCCTTCCCTTTAGAGGTGGCCTAGTTATTTTTTTTAAAGTAAGTTTTTTACCTACATATTTTTTATTGTTTGTTAAATTTGTTATCAAATACACAAAGGCTTCTATGCCTTCTGGTATTTCATCTACATAGTTTCCTTTATAAGTCCAATCACTAGTTGACATATTCCGTATCGGTGTTATAACTTGTAAACCCGCCTTCTTTAACAACAGTAAGAACATTGTTTACACGACCAACTAATTCTTCTTTGTGCGATATAAGGAATATATTTTTTCCATGTTCTCTGTTCATTTTCTTTAATATTGCAAGAGAATTTTCAACACCCATACTATCCATACCGCTATCTATAAGTTCATCAACACACATTAAGTTCATTGGATGATTTAAACTCTCATAGATATCTCTGAATGCCCAACTTAAACTTAGTATCAGTCTATTACGTTCACCTCTACTTAAATTATCAAAGTCTAAGTCTCTGCCGTACTCTGTAATTTCTACAGTTAAATCACTAGCAAACTTAACATCATGTGGTAATCCAATTTTGTCAAGATAGTATGCTAACCTGTGATTTAAGTATGCAATGTTTTGATCTATTATTCTCTTTCTGATAAAACTGTCTTTGCTAGTCAACAGTTTATATAAAAATTCTTGATGCTCTTTGAGCATAGTATATTCATTAATGTTTTCAAAATCAATTTCCTGTATGCCTGTTTCTCTCAAACTAACAATTTGTTCTACATAAGGATTTTCTTCATTAATTTTTTCTTCTAATTGACTTGCTAATGAATCTAAATTGTGTTTGTGTTCTAATGCACTTTCTAAATCATCATAAAAAGTATCTTTTTCAGAAGCAATATGAATGTAATCTTTTAGTGCTTCTGCTAACTCGTCACTTCTAACATGAAGTTCATCATAATATTTCTCTTCTTCAGAGATTTTAATCATTATGTCTCTGGTATATTCTTCATGCGTTTCTAAGTGTGCTGTACCTTGTCCACATGCAGGGCATATACCTGCTTTTGCCGCAACCAAGTTTTCTCTTAATTCAAGTAGTTTTTTATCACTTCTAGTCAGAGATGTCTCAACTCTGCTTTGTTCAGACTCTAATGTGTCTTTGGCATCAACTGCTTCTTTTATTTCTTTGTTTTCTCTGTGTTTGCTAATTTCGTCATCAACATCAATTTCCATTAATGTTTCAATTGATGTAGTTAGATCAGTAACTTTATCTTGTTTGTTACTTTCCCATGCCTTACTTCTGCTCTCTATTTCTTTAATGTTCTTTTCTATACGTTCGTTGCTAGAACTTATTGCATTAATTTTAATTTCTTCTTCTTTGATAGAGTCTCTTGTGATTTTTAATAATTCTTTTAGCAGTTCTGCTTTTTCAGATAACTCAGTTATACCTAGTAACTGTTCTATCATTGCACGTTGATCATTTGGTTTCATTGCTAGGAAAGGTTCTGTGTATGTATTCAATGCAATCAAATGCTTAAACATAGTGTGTGGAAAACCAATTATTTTTTCTATTTCTTTTTGTGTTTCCCTACTATCGCCTTGTGCATCGTTGTCCTCTCTGTCAACACCATCAACTAAAAGTTTTAGTGTACCTGGTCTTCTGCCTCTTTCTATTCTATAATTTGTACCGTCCTTTTCAAAGTCAACGGTCACAATCATTGCTTTACCGTTTGTTTTGTTTATTAAGTTGTCTCTTCTAATGTTGGTAAGTGCCTCACCATATAATGCATAACTGAGAGCATTAATGATAGTAGTTTTACCTGTTCCGTTTCTACTACCATCTCCTCCCAAGTCCAAGTTATGTCCTAACACAAGAGTTAGGTTTACATTTTCAAAATTTACTGCCTGTGTTTGTGCACCAACACTCATAAAGTTTTTGGCAGATACATTCTTGATTTTAAGCATTACTGTGTCTCTAGATTATTGTATATGTCTATTAATGTTTGTTTGTTTATAGTTGGAGATTCGATAGTTTCTAATTGTGAGATAACAATTTTATCAACACTTTCAAATTCTATTTCTCCTCCTTCATAGGCCTCTTCTTCTTCCTTGACAGGTATCAGTTGCAATTCTCTAACACCGTATTGTTCAGCCATCTTCTCTCTAATAAAGTTTGCTTCTTCGTATGAAATACTGATGTTTAGTTTTACTCTTGCGTATGTGTATTCATCGAGCAAGTCTTGATGACTGTCTAGCAGTTCACTTAACATTATTACTTTATACTTAGGACATTCCTCCCAATTAACATACTGAGGTTCTCCTCCCCATTCTAAAAACATTGCTCCTCTTTGGTTATCATCAACATCTGAATAGTTATGTGGAAAAGCATTACCCATGTAATGAATATTGTTTTTGTATTGACGTTTGTGAAAATGTCCACTGAATACATATTCAGGTCCTGTTAGATCATCTGCTTTTATTCCACCATGATCTGGCATTTCTACCATAGCATTCATTTTAAAGTATGGCAACTCGAAATGGCCAAACATATATTTTACATTCATTTTGGATAATTTTTTATGCTCATTGCCAACTAGCCATGGAATGATAGCAACACCATCTTGTTCAAAGTGTTCATCAATCATAACAAAGTTAGAAAGATCTCTAGCATATTCTATGCTGTTAAGTTCTCTTTTGTCTCTGTAATATAAATCGTGATTACCTAAAATGAAATACACTTTTTCAAATGCATCGTTAAGTTTTTTTAGATCTTTGATAGAAGCATTCATAGTAGCAACATTTACACTTGCCCTATGATGATGCCAATCACCTAAGAAGATACATGTTTCACAACCTCTTGCTTTGGATTCAGCAATAAACCAATCTACAAATCTATGACAATCGTCTAAATGTAATCTACTGTTTTGCTTGAGTCCGTAGTGAATATCCGTGAAGCATGCCACATGCTTGAATAGTTGTTCCATAAATTAATCAAAAGCCTCAACATCGTTTCCGTCTTGTGTTTCTACAGATTCTCTCATTCTACGCATATCTTCTTCATGCTTAATCTGTCTACTGTAACTTGGCAAGTGACCTTGCTCAATCAAAATATCATCTCTGATAGTTTGATTTCTTTTCTCCAAGTTTAACACTCTTGTGAAACTGTTGATAACTGCGGCAGTATAATATGCAAAAGGATTATCTGACTTTGCTTCATTAAACTGTAATCCGACTTGGCTAAGTTGTACTAATGCTTGTCCTCTCATTTCGTCAACGTATGTATATCCTCTCCAGTTTGCTCTGTGAGAGAAACGTTCGACTAATTTTAAGAACATAGTTCCCAACTTATTTGTAATTCTACCTGTATTTGGATTAAAGGTACCATTACTTAAACTTCCTTCCCAATGACTTCTCGATACTTCAGTTAATTCACCTCCTATGTATGCAAAATGTTTGAATGGGGGAAAGTTTACTTTTGCTTTTGTTTCTGCTTCGTTCCTAGGATTTTTCTTTCTCCCAGGCTCTAGTGGAATATGATCATAAGTCATAACCCTAAATGTTACGTCATCATCTGCAATAGTTTTGATATCTACTGCAAAATCTTTTTGTTTAGGTTTATTTCTATAATCGCCAGGCCCATGAGCAATCATTGCTTCTGCGTATGCTTCTGATTGTCTGCGAGCCGCTTGATTTTCTTTTGCTTTCTTTAAAGCAGTTTTATTAATTTTTTTAATGTCTTCAACAATAAGATCATACTGACCATATCGTTCTTTTAATAACCAACAGAAAGACATCTTACTCTTATGTATTTCTTTCAGAATATCTTTGTTGTTTAGATAATTAGTTTTTTTCGCTTGTGCCATGCACTTCTCCAGGTTTTATGTAAAATTTTACACTATTATACTTAGATTTATCACAAAGTCAACCTATAAATACCTATTTGTGGCAACCA